TGAGCTTAATATGAATGATAATAAAATTAACAGTCTTGCAAATCCAACAAGTGCTAAAGATGCGGCTACTAAATCTTATGTTGATGCGCATACCAGTGGTGTACAAACTATTAGCGAAGGAACAGGTATAAAGGTCGCAAATGGATCAAGTGCAACTGCCACTGTTTCTGTAAACTACGACTCTGCGGATACTGATAATTTAATATTTGGGGCTAACTCCATTACAGCTGCTGTTGCCACTAAACCTTATACTCCATATATATTAGCCGCAGATTCTAACCCTGGAGTTTCATTTGGAGAGGTTAAAAACCTTAGACTACAATCAATACCTTTGGATAGATTTGCAGATGCTACATCCACTATCGACATGGGGGGAAATAAAATCCTTGATGTTGCTGATCCAACTTTAGCTCAAGACGCAGCTACAAAAGCATATGTGGATGCAAACTCAGGTTCAGGAACTGTAACAGGTACTGGGGCAAGTACTCGTGTAGCTTTTTGGAGTAGTAGTTCAGCCTTAACATCTGATGCAGATTTAACATTTACCACTGCAACAAATAGATTGTCTTCTCGTTACTATATAATACCAAACGATGGCGATTATTTAGGAACAGACACAAGTGGTAATGCAAGAACATTAATTTCTTTAACTTCTGGTAATGACGTTGAGGTTTCAAATACAGCCTTATCTTCTGGATCTGACACTATAATATATTTTGGCGATACTTTTAGAATAAAGGATGGTGGCGCTCAGAGGTTTTCAATAGCATCAAATGGTACGATGTCTAACTCTGGAAACACATTTAATAGTGGGCCAATAAATTTAGAGGAAGACAATAAAATTACATTTGATGATGATGGTGATCAATGGAATTGGATTCAAGCAACAAGCGGCGAAATGGAAATGGCAGTTGGTTCAACGCTGACATTAACAAATGTAGAAGAAAGTGATTACGGTGATATAAAAATCAGAAGTTTGTATCGGATTATTAGCAGTGGAGTGACCACAAATGCTACTTATATACCTATTTATACTGATTCAGCGAGTTCTACAGTTCCGAGATACCAAAAAACGCAAACACCAAGCCAGTTTTTATCAAACGCAGGAGCTGTTTTGGGTGCGCCAGGATTCGGTGGAAGAGTAGCTGTCTGGAGTGGTAGTAGTTATACAAATACAATAGGTACTGATACTTTGTATTGGAACTCAAGCACTAATGTTTTAGGTATAAACTACAGTGGATCTACATTTAATAGTGGAGCGTTGCAAATACAAGGCCCTACTTCTAACACTGGTCAAATAGGTTTACAAATATATAACTCTACAACAGGTTCGCCTTATGGCTCGCATGGTATATTTGTTAATGGCCCAAGATATGGGAATGCTGGTATATCTATTAAAAACCCAAATGTTGGAACTACATTTTTAAGGTTTTACAGTAACTCTGGATCATCTGTAGGTACTATAACTCAAAACGGTACTTCAAGCACGTCTTATAACACAAGTTCTGATTATAGGTTAAAGGAGAATATTATACCTATGACTGGCTCAATAGATAGATTGAAGCAGTTAAAACCATCAAGGTTTAATTTTATTGACCAGAACAAAGAAGACAGAGGAGCAATTCCAACTGTTGATGGATTTATAGCTCATGAGGTTTCTGATATTATTCCAGAGTCTATTACAGGGGAAAAAGACGGATTAGATTTTGAAGGTAATCCTGAGTATCAATCAATTGATCAATCAAAAATAGTTCCTTTATTAACAGGAGCATTACAAGAGGCTATATCTAAAATAGAATCTTTAGAGGCAAGAATAAAAGCATTGGAATCATAAGAAAAATATTCTTATATTTGTGTTAAGTTTAATAAATAAAATATAATCAAATGTCAAAACAATTAAGTAAAGATCAATTAGAGTTATTACAGGGTTTACAAAAACAATTTAATGATTCAAAATTTGAAATCGCAGATTTAGAAATTAAAAAAGCTGAACTTGTTTCAGGTATAGCTGATATTAAAGCAAAGTTTGCTGAACAAGAAAAATCTTTAATGGAAGAATTTGGTCAGAATGCAGTTATAAACCTGCAAACTGGAGAAGTTAAAGAACCAGAAGAAAAACCTTTAGAGGTAGCAGAATAAAAAAACATGGCAAAAATAAGCAACATATCAGCGTATCCTAATATTAGCAATATTGATGCAGCAGATTATTTAATTATAACTGATGCAGAAAATAACTTAATGACTAAAACTTGCACTATATCGCAGTTACAGTCTAATTTTGGGGTTGACACGCTTGTTGCTCATCAGGAGGTCACAGCATCAGGGTTACAAAGTATAGCTACAGGATTTAAAATAATTGAAGCTCAAGGGGCTAATAAGGTTATAGATGTAATATCTATTGCTGTGTATGGTCAATTTGGTTCTGCGGCTTATGATTTTAGCGATGATTTAGAGTTTGATTGTAATTCTACTGTTTATGCATCTTTAGCATCTGTAACTGCAAATGGTAGTGCAGATTATTCACAAAAACTTATGATAGGCGGAGGATCTGGAAATTCATTAGCTTTGTCTGCTAATCAACCTCTTAGTTTATTTTCCAGTTCTAATCCAACACAAGGTGATGGTAAATTATTTGTCAATGTATATTACAGAGTCCTAACATTAGGGCCAGCATTTTAAATTAAATGGACATAAGAAAAATTTCAATCGGAGCAGATTATAAATCTGGCGCTATGCATTATATAGTAGGTCAAGATGTTTTAGGTGGAAGTTATGGAATACATCTTATACAGCATGATATTGAAGCTAAGTCTTATAAAATTTGGATTATGAAGCAGGATGAAGTTTTGCTTTGGAAAGAATTTAAGTGTACAATGCCTATATCTTTAGAATATAACATAAATTTTTAATGAAATCTCCTTACTCGTTTATTGTTAAACCTTATAACAATAGAAGGTATGACAATGTTAAATCCTATGGTGATATAGAATTTATTACCAGTACTTCTGAAGAAGATCACAAATCTTCAAATCGATTTGCTATTGTCATAGCAACTCCCATCAATTACACAGGCCTTATAAAAGAAGGTGACATACTTTTAGTACATCATAATGTTTTTAAGTTTTATAACGACATGTACGGTCGCAGAAAGAGTGGTAAAAGCTTTTTTAAAGATGACCTATTCTTTGTCGATGTTGATCAGTTTTATCTTTACAAAAGTAAAGGTGAATCGAACTGGAAAGGATATAGTAAATATTGTTTTATAAAGCCTTTAAAAGCACAAAAGTCTTACTTGAATAAAAATTCAAAAAACGAACCGTTACAAGGCATAGTAAAATATATAAATGATGAGTTAATAAAAAAAGGTGTTAAAGTCGGAGATAAAGTTTTATATGAGCCTGAGTCAGAATATGAGTTTATTGTTGATGACGAAAAACTCTATAGGATGTTTACTAAAAATATAACTGTAGTGTTATGATTAAATTTTATGAAGACATTATTTATAATCCTGACGATTATGTAAATAAAATACTAAAAGAAGGTTTTTATGATTTGCCTGACGGAGACAATTTATTTAAAAATGTTTGTCAAAAAGGTAATGATGAATTTTATAATTTTCTCACCAAAACTATCCCTGAATATGAGGTTGTTTTAAATTTTGTTCGCAAATCCCCTTTAGGCCAAATAGAACCTAACTATATTCATACTGATGAAATGATGGGTGAATTAACTGCTATTTTGTATTTAAATAAAGTTTATCCAAGTGGTTATGGAACAACATTGTATGATAATAATAATAATGCTTTATTAATATATAAAGCAAAATACAATTCTGTTTTTATATTTCCATCAAATGTAAATCATTCACGAAATACTTTAAATAACTTTGGTAAAGATGATGAATCAAGATTGGTTCATGTTGCTTTTTTAAATAAAAAAAATGAATGATTTTCAAAAAATGCTCAATGAGTTAAATATTTGCGTGGATGATTTAAATAAATATATAGAATCTAAAGATTTTGAAAATTTAGCAGGGCCAGTTGTAGACGATAATAATAAAAACTATAAAGTTTTAGAATCTAAAGTAGAAGGAAAAGGGATATTTGCTAATAAAGAATTTATGAAGGGAGATGTCATTGGTTATGGTCAATTAAATAAAACAAGAACTTTAGCTGGAAGATATACAAATCATTCTAATTTAAATAACGCTAAATTTTATTATATTAGAGAAAACAATAATTGTATTTTAATTGCTGAAAAAAAGATATTGTTAAATGATGAAATATTGGTAAATTACAGACATCACACTTATAATAAGGAATATTATGAGCAGAAAAAATAGGTCTAAAAAAAACATAGAGTTTTTTGAAAAAACAGATAAACCAAAAAATAAATATAATCGAAATAAAGATGGATATAAAAAACATAAAAAAAGAGATTATAAAAGCTGGTGAGTCTGCTGTATTACAACTTATAAAAGTTGCAAAAGAAGATATAATAAAATATGATAAAGATGACGAGTTAGCTGCTGATAGGTTAAAAAATGCAGCTGCTACAAAAAAACTTTGTATTATGGATGCTTTTGAAATTATTAAAAAAATACAAGAAGAAAAAGATTTATTAGAAGGAATTGATACTAAAATAAATAATACACCAAAAGGATTTGCAGAATCAAGATCAAAATAAACTATACACTGAGCTTAAAAATATAGTTCCTAAAAATGTTTTAAGTACAAAAAACAAAGCAAAAACTTGGACTTATGGCTATAATGAAAAGTATAATTTTGTTGTTATATCAAAAACAGGTCAAATTCAAGACATTATTAATATTAGTGGATTAACTGTTGCGCTTCCCAAACCTCCTAAAGACATTTTTAAAATATCTAAAAAAAAAGAAGATCAATACTGGAAACCTAAAATACTACCAAAACAATTAACAAGAATTAAATCTATATTTCAATGGCATGACACTCCTTCGAGTTTTAAAAATGAGTGGGTAGATTATATTGAAAATGAATTTAATCTTAGAGAAGAAGGTTTTTGGTTTATGAATAAAGGAGTTCCTACTTATATTACAGGAACTCATTACATGTATTTACAGTGGACTAAGATTGATGTTGGATTTCCAGATTTTAGAGAAGCCAATAGAATATTTTATATTTTTTGGGAAGCCTGTAAGGCAGATAAAAGAAGTTTTGGAATGGACTACTTGAAAATCAGACGTTCTGGATTTTCTTTTATGGCATCATGCGAGGGAGTAAACATGGGTACAATTACCAAGGACGCTCGTATAGGTATACTTTCTAAAACAGGATCTGATGCAAAAAAAATGTTTACAGATAAAATTGTTCCTATATCTAATAATTATCCATTCTTTTTTAAACCTATACAAGATGGTATGGATAAGCCAAAAACTGAATTAGCTTATAGAGTCCCTGCTGCAAAAATTACTAAAAAAAATATGTATTTAAATGAAGAGCAGGAGCTTGAGGGGTTAGATACTACTATTGATTGGAAAAACACAGGAGACAACAGTTATGATGGTGAGAAGCTTCGATTATTATTACATGATGAAAGTGGTAAGTGGGAGCGTCCTGATAATATTTTAAATAACTGGAGGGTTACAAAAACTTGTTTGCGTTTGGGTAGTAAAATAGTTGGCAAGTGTATGATGGGATCTACATCTAATGCATTAGAAAAAGGTGGTGGTAATTTTAAAAAATTATATAACGATTCTAATGTGGGATCACGAAACTCTAATGGTCAAACTAAAAGTGGGTTATATTCACTTTTCATCCCAATGGAATGGAATATGGAAGGTTTTATAGATAGATATGGAATGCCTGTATTTAATAATCCATCAAGTCCAGTATTAGGAATTGATGGTGAGATGATACATCAAGGCGCTATAGATTATTGGCAGAACGAAGTTGATTCATTATCAAATGATCCAGATGCTTTAAATGAATTTTACAGACAGTTTCCAAGAACAGAGTCACATGCGTTTAGAGATGAAAGTAAACAGTCACTTTTTAATTTAACTAAAATATACCAACAAATTGATTATAACGATTCTTTAATAATGGGCCAAAATATAACTCAAGGATCATTTTCTTGGGAAAACGGAATCAAAGATACCAGAGTTATTTGGAGTCCAGATAAAAGAGGAAGATTTTTTGTATCTTGGTTACCTGAAATGTCGTTGCAAAATAATGTGACATTAAAAAACGGTAGAAAATATCCAGGGAACGAACATATTGGTTCATTTGGGTGTGACTCTTATGACATTTCAGGAGTTGTAGTTGGTAAAGGTTCTAACGGTGCTTTACATGGTATGACTAAATTTAATATGGATAACGCTCCGAGTAATGAGTTTTTTTTAGAATATATCGCACGTCCTCAGACTGCTGAAATATTTTTTGAAGAGGTACTAATGGCTTGTGTGTTTTATGGTATGCCAATATTGTGTGAAAACAATAAACCTCGTTTGTTATATCATTTAAAAAATAGAGGTTATAGAGGGTTTAGTATGAACAGGCCTGATAAACGATTTAATAAATTATCAAAGACAGAAAAAGAATTAGGTGGTATACCTAACTCAAGTGAAGATGTAAAACAATCTCACGCTTCTGCTATAGAATCTTACATAGAAAAACATGTAGGTTTAGATTTAATTCAAAGTTATAGAGATAGTGACGAGATGGGTGTAATGTATTTTCAAAGAACATTAGAAGATTGGGCGAAGTTTGATATTAACAACAGAACTAAGTTTGATGCTTCCATAAGTTCAGGATTAGCTATAATGGCTAATCAAAAACACTTGTACACACCATCTAAAGAAAAATCGAAAATAAGCATTAACTTTGCAAGATATAATAATAAGAATTCAGTTAGTCAATTACTTAATAAATGAAAGACGTAAAGATACAAGTAAATGCCTCTGCATTTCCAGACCAATTTGTTTCTGACTCTGTAAAAGACACAATGGAGTTTGGACTACAGGTTGGGCAAGCAATACAATACGAATGGTTTAGGAGAGACAGTGGATCTTGTAGGTTTTATTCACAATGGGGTGATTTTAACAGACTAAGACTTTATGCTCGAGGTGAACAATCAGTTGCTAAATATAAAAACGAATTAGCTATAGATGGTGATTTAAGTTATTTAAATTTAGACTGGACACCAGTTCCTATTATTCCTAAATTTGTTGACATTGTTGTTAATGGAATGAATGATAGACTTTTTAAAATAAAAGCTGTTGCTCAAGATGCTTTGTCAGCAGAAAAAAGAAATGAATATCAAGAAATGATTGAGGGCGAAATGCTCGCTAAACCATTACTACAACAAATAGAATCAGATTTTGGTGTAAATGTGTTTCAAACAAAAGAAGAAGATTTACCAGAAACAGACGCAGAGTTAGAACTTTTCATGCAAATGAATTATAAGCCTGCTATTGAAATTGCAACAGAAGAAGCAATTGATACTTTATTTCAAGAAAGTCATTATAGTGACACGAGAAAAAGAGTTGACATGGACATTACTACGTTAGGTATTGGAATGGCAAAGCATATATTTCTTCCAGGAGAAGGCGTAAGAGTTGAGTATGTTGATCCTGCAAATGTAGTTTACAGCTATACTGAAGATCCTTATTTTAAAGATACATTTTATTGGGGTGAAATAAAAACAGTTCCAATAACTGAATTAATAAAAATAGATCCTTCATTAACTAATGAAGACTTAAAAGAAATTTCTAAATATAGTCAATCATGGTACGATTATTATAATTCACAGCAGTTTTATGAAAATAGTATGTTTCATAGAGACACAGCTACATTGTTGTATTTTAATTATAAAACTACTCACACTTTTGTTTATAAAAAGAAAAAAACTTCTAATGGAACTTATAAAGTTGTAGAAAAAGATGATCAATTTAATCCCCCTCAAGAAATGATGGATGAGGGTGATTTTGAAAAAGTAACTAAAACTATTGATGTTTGGTATGACGGTGTAATGGTTATGGGAACTAACATAATGCTTCAATGGAAGTTGGGCGAAAACATGGTTAGACCAAAATCAGCAAGTCAATATGCTATGCCAAACTATGTGGCGTGTGCGCCAAAAATGTATAAAGGACAATTGGAGTCTTTAGTTAAACGAATGATTCCATTTGCTGACTTAATTCAAGTAAGTCATTTAAAAATTCAGCAAGTTGTTTCAAGAGTTGTTCCAGATGGTGTTTTTATTGATGCTGATGGTTTAAATGAAGTTGATTTAGGAACAGGAAACGCATACAATCCAGAAGATGCTTTAAGACTTTACTTTCAAACAGGTAGTGTTATTGGTAGAAGTTATACTCAAGATGGAGAATATAATAATG